CCGGCCAGTTGGTCGAGCCGCGTTTGTCTCTTTGCCCGGCGGCAGTGCGGTCCTGACTGCAAAGCATGTTCTGATTGCGGCTTATGCCTACAATCTTCCGATTTGCTTGCATCATGACTCGCGACTCCAGCACCTTGACCTCTCCAAAACCAAGATGATTCTCAATTCTCGTTCGCGTATCGCTGCCCATCGTGGCTTTGATATCATCGCGTTCGAGATTCCTCAAGACTGGTGCTCAAACCTCAAGCTGCGAGCCGATCCGCTCGCAGGCTCCAAAATTGGCAAACCACTGTACGCCTCCGGGCGCGCTGTGCTGCCGGGTCTTGGCAGCAGGAGGGTTGTGAGCACCGGTACCGTCGGCAAGGGCACGTTTCCGCTCCAAAAACAGCATAACGCCTCCACCGAGGCGAGCTGGAGTGGCGGTGCCGTGCGCGATGGTCGGGGGGCAGTCATGGGCGTCCACATTGGGTGTCTTTCTGACCGGGATCAGCTTCATCCCAACGTCTTCATTTCGGTTCACCGGCTTTTCCGCGCCCTTGCGACGCCTGGCTTCGAGCCCGGCCGCATGTTCCTGGAAACGGACGAGGATCGTGATGACGGTGGCGAGCAGATCAATTGGCTTGATGAGAGCAAAGAAGAACGCGCGGAGTACGAGTTCCTCGAATGGCGCGATCAGCGCATTCGGGCCTACTTCGAAAATGAGCGCGACCTCGTCCTTGAGCGTTACGTGCGCCGTTCGGCGCCTGCGCAAGATGGCTCAATCAATGCCTGGCTTGACTCCAACATAACCGACGACGACTGGGAGGTCGCCGAGGATATGGCGGGGCCGAGTCGCACCAACGTCCGTGCAATTGCACGCGAGATTGTTGAAGACCGATTGCAGAGCATCGGTGTCCTTGATCCCACATCGGTGATGATGGAGTCTGTTGACATCGGTGTGGCAACCCGTGAAATTCTCCATGCGCATCGTCAAGCGCTCCAGCAAATCGCTGGTCTGCAGCGCAAGGAGGCTGCCTGTGTTCGTGCTCTCGAGGAGAGTCGCATTCGGTCTGAGAAGGCCGATGCGCTTGAGGCAAAGTCCTTTGCCGATCTCGAGGCCGTCTACAAGCGCTCGATGGAAGTTCTGCAGAAGCTCGGTGCTTCTGAAGAGCGCGAGCGCCTGCAAGCGCAGGTTCTGGCGCTCGGTGCTTTTGTTGAGAAAGCCAAAGGCGAGCGCAAAGCCAAGGAGGATGCGTCCAAGGCATGGCGAGAGGCGACGGATCTCCAGATCCAGTACCTCTCTGCCCAGGTCACGGCCGCCAAAGCTCGTGAGGTTTCTCTTCTCGAGACAAAGAAACAGGAGATGGACCTTCTCGCCCAGCAAATCGCCTCCCTGGCGGCTTCGCGAGAACAGGAGCTGAAAGCTTCTGCTGCCCAGGCACAGAAGCTGATTTCAGCTGCTGTGCCTGGGGAGCAAAAGCTTCCGGCGTCAATTGATGCTGTCGAGGTCAAGCGCCCCGAGGTCAAGTCCGTTATCAGCAACCCAACCGTGGTTATGGTTGATCAGTTGCCGGCTGTTTCCCAGCTGCCTTCTGGCACGACCACCGTCCTCGTCGGCACCAACCAGGGTGTCGACTTCCACATGGAGAGCAAGATGCTCCCCGTGTGCTTCCGCCGTTCGCACGTGCATGCGCCAATGGCTGAAGCTTCGGGAAACGAGTCGGAGGCGCCGATGCCCTCAAAGAAGGCGATGGCAAGTCTCAAGGAGCAATGTGCAGAATGCGACCAGGCTTATCCGAGCAAGGATTTGCTCCGGAAGCACTTCCGCCAGGAGCACAAGAAGGTGGGCTGCAAGGCCTGCGATGCTGTGCTGAGCGGGACTGCAAGCTTGATTGCGCACGTCGCGTCTCGTCATCCCAAGGAGAAGAGCTCCCTCATCTCCGATGGGCCTTCTCGCAAGGTGACTACCAGTTCTTTCATCAAGTCGATGATCTCGAAAGCTGCGCAACCGAAGCCGCACGAGAAAGTCGAGCTCGAGAGCGCGTTCACGCCGCTCGAGTGGAAGAAAGCGTCCAAGGAGGAGAGAGACAAGGTGCTCAAGGAATGGAAGGAGCTTCCGCGCGAGCGAAAGACGGAGCTCATGAAGGAGAAAGATGCGCGCTGGCTTATCGAAGCTGGCTCCCAGGAGAACTTCGAGAAGCAGCAAAACGAAGAGCGCGAGCGGATGCTCAAGCGCCGAGCTGCGAAGGAGCGACCCGAGGACCGGTGGAGGATGCCGGGCACTCGCGAGCACGAGCTGATGTTCGAATTCTCGAACCTCTTCGAGCCGCAGATTGCAAAGGCGCGCATGCTCAACCTTCAGGTGGAGGAGAAATTGGCGGCCACCAGTCGCCAGACCTTCGCCTACCTACCGAGCGACCAAGTTTTGGTTCTGCGTCAAATGCTGCAAAGGCTCTCGTCGCAAATCGACGCGTCATCGCGTCAGGCGGAAGAGTCAAAACGTCAGCAGATGATGGCGGAGATCACTCAGCAGGTCATCAATTCGATGGCACGAACTGGTCTCCCACCGATGCAGTCCATGCAGTCATCGATCGCCACCGTGCCGGTGCTGGCCCAGCCCGCACCGGTTCTTCGCCAGCTTGCCGCCGCGCCGGGGATGGGTTAAACCTCCTCGTCGTTGGCACAACTGAGGTGCGTGCTCACGAATCGGGTGTTACAAAACCAACTCCGTTGCTTCAGGCAGCGCAGCGTCTTGAACCCCGGTTGTTAGAGACGGCAATGCCGCCCCGTGACACCCCTGCGATCGTTCAATCCCTCCTCTTTCAATCATCTCGTCATGTCCCTGTTGAGCCCGACCTTGGTCGAGTGCTCCAGTGCATGTATGAGGTCCAGTCCGAGTATCCGCGTGCGAAGGTTGTTGGCTTCACCGATGATGGCCAGCTTAAAATTTCAACGCTTTCAAGAGTCGTCTATGAGAGACTCTTCACCGTGGTGCGGCGTGCCGCAACACCAGGCGTTCCCCTTTGCCGCGTAGCGGCATCCAATGGGGCTCTACTCGACAGACAAGCGTACGACGTTGCCAATGCAATTGTGCAGCGCGTCAAGTTGCTGTCGTCCACGAGTCCAGATGAGTTGATGAAGCTCACCCCCATTGAACTGATCCAACGAGGATTTTGTGACCCGATCAAGCTGTTCGTGAAGAACGAGCCGCACCCTGTCGAGTCCAAGATCAAAACAGGTCGTGTGCGATTGATCTCTGCTGTTTCTCTCCTCGACTCTCATGTCGAGCGTTCGTTCTCAACCAGCCAGAATGATGCTGAAAAGCTAAACTGGCTTACGTGCCCCACAGCGTGCGGCATTGGTTTCACGGACGCGCAGAACCGTGCAGTCTTCGCCCACATTGATGCGAAAGGGCCCCGGGCCGAGTCGGATATTTCCGGCTGGGACTGGTCCGTTCAGGACTATGAGATCGTTGCTGAGGCTCTGCGGCGCGTGCGCGCCGCTGAAGTCGATGCCGACAGCCCGCTTGGCTGGTTGATCATCAACCGCCAGTGGTGCCTGGCGAACTCCGTGTTCGCTCTCCCGGATGGCACCCTCGTTGCGCAGTCACTTCCTGGCTGCATGAAATCAGGCTCCTACAACACCGCGCAGTCCAACTCTTGGATTCGCGTATTCCTCGCTAGAATGGCGGGTGCCAGTTGGGCGAAAGCCGCTGGTGATGACTGTGTTGAGGCGCAAGTCGACGGAGCGCTGCAGCGGTACGAGCAAATGGGCCGTATCGTTAAGTTCTACAAGCCGTGTCCCAAGGACAGCTTTGAATTCTGCAGCCGGGTCTATTACGCAGGTCGCACCGAACCGGTCAACTGCGTCAAGGGCCTTTTCCGCCTCCTTTCGAATCGGATGCACGACCCGAGTCTGCTCGACGCGTTCTTCGTCGAGTACCGCGAATCTCGCGAGCTTTATTGGACTCTGGTCGTTGCGCTGCTGGCAGGATGGGGCCAGCAAAGTTCTGAGAGTCAAACTGATGACGGAAGTCAAGCAGAAGATGCATTCGAGCCATAAGCCGGTTTTTCGTCGAACGGAGCGGCAGCAGCTGCTCCACGACGAGATTCAGACCAGCGCCAAGCACCTCGAGCGGATGTACCCCGGCGGCTCTGCCGCCGCGAAAGTCCTGCAAAAGGCTGTCATCGCTGCGCCTCACGCGGCTGCCCTGACGTTGTTGAAGATGGCGACAACCTCGCCGTCATCGCAGCGACCGAGCTCAGCTGGGTCAGTACCCCGCCGCGCTCTTAAGGGTGGGCCATCGCCCGCTCAGGCGAAGGCCGCGTCCCAACTCCGAAAGCAGATGGCTGCGCAGCAGCGGCGGCATTCGCTGCAGCTCCAGCAGAAGCAAAAGGAGATCACTTCCCTCAAGAAAGCGGGCAATGTTCAGAAGGTCCGTGCCAAGTTCGAGTACAAGCATGCTCGTCAGACTGGCCGCACCAAGCAACTCGTCCGCAACACTTTCACCCCCCCGCGCACCTCCGTTTCTGTGCAGTCCAATCGCGACGGCACCGAGATGCGAGTCAAAGGTCATGAGTTTCTCGGCGGCGTCAATTTGACTGTCGCCAAAAATGTGCCGGGCGGTATCATCGACTCGCGTACCATCTCGGTCTTGTCGATGACAGACTCTCGCATCAAGAACTACGCGCAGCAGTTTGAGGCGGTCACTTACCATTCTTGGGAGTATCGCTTCATCCCAATGAGCGGCAACATGGCTAACGGTCGCTTCGTGTCGTACACGAACATGGATTCGGCCGAGCCCACGCCGCCCGCCGGTGACACCGGTATCAAGGTTGCGTATAACCACGCTGGCAGCGTGGCCACCAACGTCTCCGACATCAACTCGCAGCGCATGCCCCGCATGGTTCGCAGTGAGCCGATGTATATCAATCAGGTGGAGAACACCTCGGAGGCGAAGCGCAACACTATCCCGGGCACGTACTACCTGATCTGTGACATCCCGTACAACTACCAAGGGCAAGCGCCCGCTGATGACACTGTCATCGGTGATTTGGTCGTGTACTACGACGTCACTTTCAGCAAGCCTGCCACTACCTCCGGTTTTCTTGAGCCCAGTTGGGACTATTTCTATGCCTCGGCTCAGATCACCGACGTGCTCACCACAGTTGCTGCCGCCTACAACGCCACCAACGGCTTTGCTGGCAGCTCCCGTGGTCGGCAGTACACTCCCCTTCTGGACACCGTCGTCGACTACTCCTCTACGCCACCAACCACTGCCCAACGGCAGCGAATGGCTGATTGGAGCCTGCAGTCTGATGGCACTGAGTCCTTCCCTGTTGCCACGAACGGTGTCGAATGGTACCACGATGAGACGAATGGCGTCTTCGTGGTTGACAACCCTGTTCCCCTGATGGTCGTCGCCCAATTCGAGGCGGACGCCACTTTTGGCACCTGGACTGGGGGTGGCAACATCTACTGGGCTGCGGCCCTCGATCTTATTCCCGCCGGCGGTTACGTTTCCGGTGACCCGAGCTGCGTCATTGCGTCTCGCTTCACCAACAACTACTCGCACAGTCCCTTGTTGGCCTCTGGTGCCACGGGCAGGCTGTGCACCGCAGGTGTGTGGATTGTCACGCCCGCTGCTGGCGAGGAGCGTATGTGCTTCTCGCTCCGCACTTCTGCGAGCTACACTAAGATCGGGACGGTCACCGGTGAGACTCCGAGCTATGGAGTCACCCGGGGCTTCAACATGGTTCTGCTTCCAATCTCCTCCAGTTGGTCCGGCTACGGCGGGATCGACGAGGCTGATCCGGTTGCTGAGCTCAAGAAGGAGCTTGCCGAGCTCAAGCAGCAGGTCTCTGCTGCCGGCGCGGTTCGCGCCGAGATCAAAGATGCAGTTCGAAAGGAAACAGTTGCAAGGCTGGCTGACCAAAAGTCTGCTGGAGAACCTCGCGTTCCACAAGACGCGAAAGGAGCTTTGGACCGAGCTGACAAGCTTGGTCCGGGCTGGGTCTTCATTGGCGATGGTCCGCGTGCCGCTGAGCGACTTCCTGACACTGAAGCAATTTCTCACCAGTCGGTCCGAGGACTTGACGCCGGCATCCAAGCTGGCGTTCGACGCGACGCTGCTGCGGGTTCTCAACCTGCTGCAGCCCACCGAGGCTGAGGAGAAGAAGGAGCTTGTGCTCGAGAAGCACAGCGATTCGGAGGAAGACAAGCCGGCTGATGCCGGGGCCTCCGGACCTGCCGATGTGTGAGCTGTGTGACGTGAATTTCTCTTTGTTTTCACGATAACTAAACAATTAAATGGTAAAGCGTTGAGCCAACCTGTTGCGTTTACGCAGGATAAAGTCGCGCCGAATAGGTGAATCTCGTTAGTGTCCCCAGTAACCCAAAACTGAGAAAATTGGGCGGTTAAAATATCCATGCAATAGATTGCACACAAGTGATAGGGCGAGGGCCAGAAGAGCCAGGGAAGTTCGAGAAGATTGGTG